CCTACGACCGGGCCAGGCGAGCGGGCGCGCCCGATGCGTGAGCGCCGCGGGAGTACTCGAGCGTGGCGTCGCCGGCGGGCGTGGTGGGCGTCGCGCCTGCCGCTGCCCTGCACCCGGTGTGGCCGGCCGGTCGAGCCCGGGTCCGACTGGCATCTCGACCACACCCTGCCCGTGGGCCTGGGCGGGGGCGACACGGGCGCGCGCCCGGCGCACGCCACGTGCAACCTGAGCGCGGGCATGACGGTCGCGCCCGAGGCCGGCCAGGTCGAGGCGTGGCCACGCGCCGCCACCCGGGCGGCGCCAACGCCCATCGACCCCGGTTTTTTCTCCACCCGCTCGACTACCGGACAGGAGCCGGTCCGCAGAATCTCCCCGGGCCCCGCGGATTCCGGCGGATGGGGCGAGGATCCCCGCCCGAGCTCGCCGCCGGCGCCGCACCCGGCCTGGGATCGGGCCCCCTGGCTGACGGCGCTGCGCGAGATCCCGGCCGATGGCCAGTGGCCGCGGCTGATGACGCTGCCCCACCCGCGCGCCGTCGGCTCCTACGGCGCCGAGATGGTCGCCTGGACGCTCAATCGGACCGGGCGCGAGCTCCGCTGGTGGCAGCGGCTGTCGGCGACGCGGATCCTCGAGCACGACGAGGCCGGCGCCCTGGTCTGGCTCGAGTGGCTGAACTCGACCGCCCGCCAGGTGGGCAAGTCGTGGCTCCTCCGCGAGCTCAACTTCTGGCGGCTCCACCAGGCCGACCGCTTCGGCGAGCCCCAGCTGGTCCTGCACACCGGCAAGGACCTCCCGGTGTGTCGCGAGGTCCAGCGGCCGATCCGCGCCTGGGCCCGCGTCCACCGGAACGAGGGCTACGTCGTCCGCGAGGTCAACGGCCTCGAGGAGGTCGAGGCGCCGGGCGGCTCGCGCTGGCTGGTCCGGGGGCGGGGATCCGTGTACGGCTACTCGGCCTCGATGGCCGTCGTCGACGAGGCATGGAAGGTCGCGGTGGAGGTCGTCGAGGACGGCGTGACCCCGACCATGGCCGAGCGGGCATCTCCCCAGCTGGGCCTCGTCTCGACCGCCCACCGGATGGCGACGGCGCTGATGCTCGACCGCCGGCAGACGGCGATCGCCGAGCTCATGGCGCCGCGCGACGTCCTGCTGCTCGAGTGGTCCGCGCCGCGCGACGTCGCGATCGAGGACCGGACCGCCTGGCGCCTGGCGTCCCCGCACTGGTCGACCAGCCGCGACCGGCTGATCACCGTGCAGCACCGGCGCGCGCTGGCCGGCGAGCGACCCGACGATCCGGACGAGCCGGATCCGGTCGAGTCGTTCCGCGCGCAGTGGCTGAACATCTGGCCCGAGCGCCGGGCGGTCGCGGCCTACGGCCGGCCCGAGCCGCTGGTCGTCGACTCGACCTGGGCGCGGGTGGCCGAGCTCGCCGCGGCGCCCGTCGGTCCCCTGGTCATCGCGATCGAGGACTACTTCGGCCAGGGCGCCGCGGCCGCCGCGGCCGCCACCCTGCCCGACGGGCGGATCCTCGTCTGGGGCCAGCTCGCCGCCCGGCGGACCGAGGCCTTCGCCTGGGCGCAGCTGCTCGCCGGCCGCCACCCGGGTAGCCGGCTCGTGGTCGGCGCGTCGCTCGAGGCGGATCCGGACGCGATCGGGGTCCCGGTCGTGGCCAAGGAGACCGCGGGCCAGGCGCAGACGCGGCTCGCCCTCCCGATGGTCCGCGAGCTCCTGGCCGCCGGCCGCCTGGTCCACGACGGCGGCGCCGAGCTCGCCGAGCAGGTCGGCCGCGCCCGCGTCGTCGAGTCGCGCGCCGGCGGCCTCACCCTGGTCCCGGCGTCGGGCCGGACCGACCTGCTGCGGTGCATGACCTGGACGCTCCACGTCACCGCCCGCCTGGCCGCGACGCCGGCGCCGGCGCCGTTCGTGATCCGATGACCCGGCCCGCGACCTACGTGACCGACCACCGCTCGCCGCCGGGCGAGGCGTTCAGCACCGCTCGCCGGTGGCGCTGGTACGGGGACGACTGCCGGGGGCCCGTCCGGACCCTCTACCGGCGTGAGCACCGGCGCTGGCTGACGGCCGGCTGGTTGTGCCTCAAGTGCGGCACGCTCGAGCTCGTCGGCGGGCTCGTGTACCTCGAGGGCCGGTGGGGCGAGGGGGATCCCGAGCCGCGCGTCGGCATTCTGGCCAGAGCCGGTGTAGACACCGTCCCCGAGGCCGACGGGGCCGCCGGTGTAGACACTTCGTCGACGACCGATGGTCTACACCGGGCGGCGATCGCCGACGTAGACACCGTGGCGATCGCCGACGTGTCTACACCCGACGTGGCCACGTCCGATGTAGACCACGAGCCATGAGCGCGCGCCTGGTCGTGGGCATCGGCGAGCAGGTCGACGACGGCGGCTGGACGGTCGTGGTCGCGCTCGCCGGCGAGTCGGTCGAGCTCTCCGATGGCCTCGCCTACGACATGGCGACGGCGCTCCGGCGCGCTGTCGACGAGTGCCGGCGCCGGCGACTCGGCCGGCCGGCCAGCAACGGCGACCCCGTCCGGTGGCGCCACGACCAGGAGGATCCCGATGCCTGAGCCCTGGGAGGACGAGGCCCGCCGCCGGCTCGAGCCGATCGTCCGCAGCACCGCGTGCGTCCTGACGATCGACCCCGCCGGCGAGATCGATCCCAAGATCGCATTGGAGACCGGGTATGCGGTCCTGCTCGACAAGCCGATCGTGCTCGTCGTCATGCCCGGCCGCGAGACGACGCCCGGCCTCGTCCGGATCGCGACGGCCGTCGTCCGGCTCGCCGAACCGGTCGACGCGCCGTCGAGCCAGGCGGCGCTGAAGGTTGTGCTCGACGAGGTCATGGCGATCGACCGCGACCGACCGCAGGGTGGCCCCGACGTGCCGTGCGGACGGACCGAGCTCGTCACGACCGTCGAGGGCCGCGAGCTCGTGTTCCGGTGCGACCGCGAGCGCGATCACGCCGGCCGGCACCACGCCCGGCACGAGGACGGCGTCGAGATCTTCTGGGACCGGCGCCGGCGGATCCCGGGTGCCTGAGGCGGGGGCCGCGCTCGAGCGCCGGCCGAGGGTCGGCCGCCTGGTCGTGCCGTACATGGTCGACGCGACCCGCTCGCCGATCGACTTCAAGGCGCTCGACCGGGCCCACGTCGACGCGTGCGCCACGCGCGGCCGGTGCGGCATCTGCGGCGCCCGGATCCGGCGCGGCCCGATCGCGTTCATCGGCCCCGACGACGGGCGGACCTGCTTCGCGGACCCGTGGATGCACCCCGACTGCGCCGACCTCGCGCTGGAGCAGTGCCCGTTCCTCGCCGGCCGGCGGGACTGGAGCGACCAGGCGGTGGCGGCCGCCCTCGAGCTCACCCTGGCCATCGACACGTACCGTCCCGGCGCGATGGTCGAGGTCCTCGCCGACAGCTGGCGATCGCACCGGGATCCGTTCGGCCGCTGGCACTTCGAGGCCCTAGGCGGCGTCCGCCCCATCGTTGCCCGTCCTCCCGGCTCGGGCGTATCGTCACGCGCGTGACGACCCCCGCCACCCTGGGCGCGACGCAGCCGTGGTCCCGCGTCGTCTGGCCCCACGAGCGCGAGACCCGCTCCGGGATCCCCGGCGGCATCGGCGGCCCGCTGGTCTGGGACGCGACGTCGGCGCTCCGGATCCCCGCGGTCGGCCGGGCCGAGGCGCTGATCACCGGCCTGATCCGCCAGTGCCCGCTCGACGCGTACCGGGGGCTCGACCTGCTGCCCCGGCCGCGCCTGCTCGAGCGGCCGGATCCGACCTTCGCCCGCGCCTGGTGGGTCGGCCTCGAGGTCGAGGACTACCTGCGCCACGGCAACGCGCTCGCCATGGTGACGTCGCGCAACGCGGAGGGCTGGCCGGCGTCGGTGACCTGGCTGCCGGCGGCCCGGTCGACCATCAGCCCGTGGGCCCCGCCGGCGCCGCTGCGCTACTGGTTCGACGGCCACGAGCTCCCGGCCGACGAGATCGTCCACGTCCGCCGGTCGGCGTCGCGCTGGAACCCCCACGTGGGCATCGGCGTGATCGAGCAGTTCCTCTCGACCTTCGACCGGGTGGCCATGGAGGAGGACTACGAGCGGAATAGTTTGGCCGGCGCCGGGGTGCCCTCGATCGCGGTCGAGACCCCGAACCCGAACCTGAGCCAGGACGAGGCCGACGGCGCCAAGGCCAAGTGGATGGACAAGTTCTACGGGCCGATCCGCGAGCCCGTGTTCCTGCCCGCGGGGACCAAGGTGATCCCGCTCGGCTGGTCGCCGTCGGACAGCCAGATGGTCGAGGCCCGCAAGATGAGCCTCCAGGACGTGGCCAACGCGTTCAACTTCGACGGGTACTGGGTCGGCGCCGAGATGAAGGGCCTGACCTACCGCTCGCCCGGGCCGATGTTCGACAGCCTCCGCAAGGTCACCCTCGAGCCGATCATGGGTGACTTCGAGGAGACCTGGGCCGACGCCTGGCTGCCCCGCGGCCAGCTGGTGAGGTTCGACCGGATCGCGATGACCCGCGAGGACTTCACGAGCGCGGTGCCCGTCCTGGTCCAGGCGTCGGGCGGGCCGTTCATCACCACCAGCGAGGCCCGCAAGTACCTCGCCCTGTCGGCCGCGCCCGGCGCCGGCCCGGACCTGATCTCGCCCGTCGCGAGCGACGCGCCGCCGGCCGCACCCGAGGAGCCCGTGGACGAGGAGCCCGACGAGGAGACGCCATGACCGTCAAGCGACCGACCCTCTCGATGCTGTACGAGCTCGCCCTGGACGTCCCGCCCGAGGGGCCGATCCGCGAGCTCAGCGGCCGCGTCGTGCCGTACAACGTCCGGACCAACCGCGGCTTCTACGCCGAGGGCGTCCGCCCGGGTGCGCTCGACAAGTCGATCGCCGAGCTCGGCGCCGGCGGCGTGCCGCTGGTGTTCATGAGCCACGAGGACCAGGCCTGGCCGGTCGGCACCTCGATCGCGTTCGAGTCGAAGCCCGACGCGCTGTACGGCCGCTGGCGGCTTGACACGGGGCCCGAGGCGACCCGCGCGGGCCAGCTGGTGCGCGACGGCTTCCTGTCGGGCCTCTCGGTCGGCGCCGAGGCGATCCGCAACGAGTGGGAGTACGTGGCCGAGGGCCAGTGGTCGCCCGACCTCGGGATCGAGCACATGGACACCCTGTGGCGGGTCGAGGCGCGCCTGGTCCACGTCGCACTCGTGACCACGCAGGCGTTCGCCCAGGCGAAGGTGCTCGCGATCGCGGCCGCGGACCGGGATCCCGAGATCCGCGCCGAGCGCGCCCGCCGGCGGCCGTCGCTGCAGGCCTGGCGGGCCGAGCTCGACACGTTGCGCACGGGGTCGCCGCGGGCGTAGGATCCCGGCCAGCCGCGCCGCTGACCGCGCCGGGACCCGCGCCGGAGCCTCACCACCCGAGGCCACCACCCGGGACCCACCCGATCGGCACCCGGACCGATGACACCCACCCCGTTCATCGCACCCCGGAGGGCCGACCCCGTGAACCCCGTGCTCCTGCGACTGCGCGCCGAGCGGACCGACCAGCTCCGCTTCATCGACGAGCTCCTGAACCGGGTCGAGGCCGACGGCGGTCGCGACCTGGTCGCAGCCGAGCAGGCCAACCTCACCGCCGCGCGCGACCGGATCCGCGAGCTCGACGCCCAGATCGGACCGCTCGACGAGTTCGAGACGCTGCGCGCCGCGCATGCCGACGGCCAGGCCGCGATCATCCCGACCCGGCGCGGCGACGAGGCGCCCGCGCGGCTGGGCGCCGGCGGCCGCCCGGACATCGCGTACTCGAGCCCGGGCGCGTTCGTCGTCGACCACCTGTGGGCGACCGGCATGCCCGACGGGCGCGGCAGCCGCTCGGCACCCGACCCCGCGGCCGCGGCCCGGATCGCCGCGGCCTCGCAGAACCAGACGACCGCCGACACGCCCGGGCTGCTGCCCGAGCCGATCGTCGGCACCGTCATCAGCCTCATCGACGCGACCCGGCCGCTGATCACCTCGATCGGTGGCGGCCAGGCGATGGGCGGGATCCCGGGCACCCAGTTCAGCCGGCCCAAGATCACCCAGCACGTGCAGGTCGGGCCCCAGGTCGGCGAGAAGACCCAGCTGCCGTCGCGCAAGATGGTCATCGGGCAGATCCCGTTCACCAAGGCGACCTACGGCGGCTCGGTGAACATCAGCCGCCAGGACATCGACTGGACCAGCCCCGCGGCCTGGGACATCCTCATCCGCGACCTCGCCGACGTGTACGCCAAGGAGACCGAGGCGGCCACGGCGGCCGACTTCGCGGCCAAGGCGGCCCTCGTCAACGCGCCCATCCCGGTCGGTGCGCCTGCCGACCTCAAGGCCTGGGCGCAGGCGCTCTACGAGGGCGCGGCCAAGGTCTACGCCTCGAGCGAGGCCCTGCCCGACCGGATCTGGTGCTCGGTCGACGTGTGGGCCCAGCTGGGCCCGATCGTCGACGTCGCGCGCCTGGTCTTCCCGTCCTCGAGCGGCAACGGCGGCGCCGGCGAGTCCAACCTGGACTCGTTCGCGGGCAACATGTTCCAGGTCCCCCGGATCGTGGTCCCCAAGTTCCCGCCGGGAACCCTGATCATCGGCAAGGCCGCGGCGTACGAGGTGTACGAGGAGGTCATCGGCCTCCTGAGCGCGATCGAGCCCGGGATCCTGGGCGTCGAGGTCGCCTACGGCGGCTACGTGGCGTTCAACGCGATCGCGCCCGAGGCCCTGTGCCCGATCACGCCGCCGGTGGTCGCGCCCGGCGCCCGCCGCTCGAGCACGCCCACGCCGCCCCCGGCCGACTCGCCCTACGGCTCGCTGACCGTGGCCCAGCTCCAGGAGGCCGCGACCGCCCGCGGCCTCGCGGCGTCCGGCACCAAGGCCGAGATCGTCGACCGGCTCGAGACCGCGGACCGGGAGGCCTGAGCCATGGTCGAGGAGCCGATCGCGGTCCCGGTCGAGCCGATCGAGGCCGACCCCGAGCCCGTCCACCCGGTCCCCGACGGTGACGCTCCGGTCCCGTCGACGGACGGTGACGCCGGGCTCGGCGAGGCCGACGTCGACGAGCCCGGGACCGACGCGGAGGACGGCGAGGCCACCTCGGACGGGACCTGATGGCCGGGCCGCCGCTCGCCGCCGTCCGGGCGTGGATCGACGTCCCCGCCACGCGGGTGCCCGACGACCAACTGCAGCAGGTGATCGACGCCGAGACCCTGCTGCAGGCCCGCGCCTGCACCGTGGGCGCCGAGCTCGGCCCCGACCTCGTCCAGGCCATCTACCGGCGGGTGGCCCGCGAGCTCGCGGCGAAGAACGTGCCGCTCGGGATCCTGGGCGCGGACAGCGAGTTCGGGCCCACCCGGCTGACCCAGTTCGACGCCGAGATCGCGCGCCTCGAGGGCCCGTCGCGCAAGGTCGTGTTCGGGTGAGCGTGACCCGCGAGGCGATGGCCGCGGCCCTCTCGAGCGTCGAGGGCCTGACGGGATCCGCCCACCGGCCCGCGACCGTGGGCGCCGGCGCGGCGTGGCCCGTGTGGCGCTCGACCGGCCTCGAGCAGGGTGGATCCGCCCGGGTCGTGCGCTGGTATGTCCTCGCCTGCCTCTCGGGCGACGAGGCGACCGCGGCGATCGCCGCCGATGTGCTGCTCGAGCCGATGATTGCGGTCCTGCAGCCGCTCGGCCTGGTGATCGAGCTCGCCGAGCCCGTCCGGCTGCCGCTCGAGCCCGGCCAGGCCGGGATCCCGGCGCTCCGGGTCGCGGTCGCCGACCACGTGTGGGTCGGGCGCGGCTCGCCCGTGGTCGAGGTCACGTCGCATCCCCGGATCGTCCCGCCGGCGGAGATCCGGGGATGACCCAGCCGCGCCTGGTCGTCACCGGCGAGGAGCAGGTGATGCGCGCCCTCGACGAGCTCGCCACGCGGGCCTCGGATCCGGACGCCGTCAACGAGCGGCTCGCCGAGCTCGGGCTGCGCGTCGCCACCGAGCACGTGCCGGTGCTCACGGGCGTCCTCGAGGCGTCGATCGACGCGACCGTGGGCAAGGGTGCGGCGACCCTCGCGACCGACGTCGGCTACGCGCCGTACCCCGAGTTCGGCACCCCGACGGCCGAGGCGCAGCCGTTCATGGGCCCGGCGTTCGAGGCGATGAGCACGGCGGCCGAGCCCGCCTACACCGACTGGCTGGGCGGGATCCTGGCCGACGTCCAGCGATAGGAGGGACCGCGATGGCGCCCCTGTTCATGAAGACGATCTCGCTGACGCTCAAGGTGTCAGGCGACGTCGCCCCCGCGACCGAGTTCCTGTGCGAGGTGCACTCGGCCGTGATCGAGGCCGAGCCCGGCGACGACGTCACGTACCAGGTCCTGTGCCCCGACGGCACCTACAGCCAGCGCGGCGCGACCACCTACGCGCTCCACCTGGTCGGCGTGCAGAACTGGGACGCCCCGGGGCTCGCCCGCTTCCTCGACGAGCACGACGGCGTCGCGCTCGACTTCGTGTTCCAGGCCCACGGCCACGACGTGGCGCCGTCGGCCGCGACGCCGGCCAAGTCGGGCACCTGCATCGGCCAGGCCCCGTCGTACGGCGGCGAGGTCGAGACGTGGGCCGAGTACGACGTCGCGCTGCCCATCAGCGGCCGCCCGGTCACCGTCACCGTCGACGCGCTCGCGGCGGCCGCCGGCGACACGGACGACGTCGCCGAGCCCCGCGTCGACGCCGAGCTCGCGGGCGCCGCGGCCGGCGGATGAGCGACTACCCGGCACCGCCGCGCCGGGTGGTCGTCGCCCTCCCGGCGCTGCGCGGCCTGACCATCCTCGAGCGCGCCCGGGCGGCCGCGGTCGCGGGCGTCGCCGAGCGTGACATCGCGCCCCTGATGCGGGCCCTGGTCGCGCACGACGCGGAGCCCGCGATGCTCGAGCTCGGGGCGCTCCTGTTCTACGCGATCGCGTGGCAGCTGGAGCGGCGGCGGGATCCCGACGTCACCTGGGAGCAGGTGCAGACGTGGGACCTCGCGCTCGACCTCGACGCGAAGCTCGACCCGGTGGCCGAGGCCGAGGCCGAGGCGTCGGTCGAGGCCTCGATCGCGACCGGGCTGCCGCCCGACGAGGCGGGCGAGCTCACCATGGCCCAGCTCGACGCGTACGCCGCGGTCCGGAGGCGCCAGCGACGCGCGCAGCGGCGGGCCCGAGTCCACCACCGGTGAGCCTCAAGCTCGTCGTCGAGATCCTGGGCGACGCCACCGGGCTCGCCAAGGCCACTGACAGCGCGACGGGCAAGCTCGGGGGCCTCGACAGCGTCCTGGGTGGCAACGCGGTCAAGGTGGCGGCCGTCGCGGGCGTGGCGGGCATCGCCGCGGCCGCGCTGTGGGACATGACCGACGCCGCGGCCGCCGACCGGAGCGAGCAGCAGAAGCTCGAGGCGGCGATCGCGGCCGCCGGCGCCGCGACCGCGACCAGCAACGCGGAGGTCGAGGCGGCGATCGCCGCGGGCCAGGACCGCGCGTTCACCGACAGCCAGACGCGCGACGCCCTGCAGTCCCTGGTCACCGCCACGGGCGACGTGTCCGCGGCGACCGGGCTGCTCACCCAGGCGCAGGACATCGCGCGCCTGGCGGGCGTCGACCTCGCGACCGCGGCGGACGCCGTGGCCAAGGCGCAGGCCGGGCAGGACGGGCCGCTGCGCAAGCTGATCCCCGGGCTCGAGAAGGGCGCCAGCGCGACCGACACCCTGGCCGCGGCGACGGCGGCCGCCGCCGGCCAGGCGGACATCTACGCCAACAGCGCCGACGGCATGAAGGAGCGCGGCGCCGACGCGTTCGGCGAGCTCGGCGAGACGATCGGGAGCGCGTTCCTGCCGATCCTCGACGCGATCCTGCCCGCGCTGATCCCGATCATCAAGGCGTTCGGGACGCTGGTGACCGCCCTGCTGCCGATCCTGACCCCCGCGCTCAAGCTCGTCGCGACGGTGCTCGGGTTCGTGGCCAACGCGCTCGCCGTGGTGGTCGGCTGGCTGGCCAAGCTCGTGTCCTGGGTGGCCGACGCGACCGGCGCGATCGGGCGGTTCCTCGACTCGATCAACCCGCTCAAGGACATCAAGCTGCCCTCGCTGCCGTTCCTCAACTCGACCGGCACACCGACGTCGGCCGCGGCCGCCACGCGCGGCCTCGGGGCGAGCTCGCGGGCCGCGACCGCGGCGCCCTCGATCACGATCTACACGACCGGCGACGGGATCGAGGCCGAGCAGGCCGTGGTCCGCGCGCTGCGCCGGGTGACGAGGCTCAACGGCGGCGTGGTGCCCGCGCTCGGCTGGTCCGGGGCGGGCCCGTAGGGTGCCGCTCGTCACCCCGATCGGCCCGGGCGCCGAGTCGGTCCGGATCTCGATCTACGCCGCCGACCCGGACGCCGGGCGCTGGGACCGCGCGACCTGGGACGGCGCGCCGTGGGCCGCGCTCGCCTGGCAGGGCGTCGGGTGCGACGTCGGCGAGGCGACGTACCGCTGGGGTGCGTCCTCCGAGGCCGGGATCCTCTCGACCGCGGCCGCGGGCGAGCTCGACCTTGGCACGATCGACCCGCGCCGCGAGCTCGACCCGCTCAACGCCGCGTCCCCCTACTACGGGTACGTCAAGCCGGGCACCCCGGTCCGGATCTCGGGCGTGGTGCCCTCGGGCGAGCTCCCGGCCACGACCGCGTTCATCGACGAGGCGAGCTACGACCTCGCCTCGGCCCGGGGCCGGATCCGCGCCGTCGACGGGATCGCGTACCTCGCCCAGGCGCAGCTGCCCGACGGCGCCGTCCTGCCCAACGCGCTGCGGGCCCGGGTGCGCGCGATCGTGGCCGCGGTCGGCCTGGGCTCGATCGTGCCCGTCGAGGCCGAGGCGCCGGTCGACCCCGACGTGGATCCGCCGGTCGCGGCCCACGACGGCAAGAGCCGGCCCGCCTGGCAGGCGATCGCCGACGCGGCCCTGGACGCCCTGGTGTACGTGTGGCTCGACCCGACCGGGACCCTGCGCTTCCGCAGCTGGGGCTCGCTGCCCGACGCCGCGTTCGCGCTCGGCTGCCCGCCGCCCGACGCGGACCCGACCGACGAGTGGCTGGTCGGCCTCTCAACGATCGAGAGCACGGCATCGGCCGACGCGATCCGGAACTCGATCCGGGCCTACAACGCGCCGGGCGCGTTCGGGCCCGCGGTCGTCGACGGGGTGAGCCGCGGCCGCTACGGGCCGCGACCGCTCGACGTCGAGCGGGTGGTCCCCGACTTCGCGACGTGGGCCGGGAGGATCCTCGCCGACCGCGCCGACGCCGGGCTCGAGGTGGGTGCGGGCACGATCCGCCCGTACACGCCGGCCGAGCTCGAGGCGCTGCTGGCGGGCACCCTGGCGGGGCCGTCCGTGGTCCGGATCCGCGACGACGCCCACGGCGAGCTCGTCGACCTCGACGTGGGCATGATCGGCGCGACCGTGGGCATCACGCCCGCGGGCTGGCGCTGGGCCCTGGTGTCGATGATCTCGCGCGTCGACTGGGAGGCGATCCAGCCCGAGCCGCCCGAGCCGCCGATCCCGCCGCCGGATCCGTGGCACGTCGAGGTCCGAACATATGTAGCGAGCTCCGACGCGCTGATCGCGCTGACCTCGGGCGGCGCGAAGTACGGCGCCGGCGCCTCCAACTCGCTCCCGATCGGCAAGTGGCAGGGCTGGTCGTACCGGAGCTTGGTCAAGTTCCCGGCGATCCCCTGGACCAAGGTCCGGGCGATCCGGACGGCGACCCTCAACATCCGGACCACGACGCAGGTGAGGGTGGGCTTCGGGAGCTCGCCCAAGACGCAGGTCCGGCGGATCACGGCCGCGTGGAACGCCGGCGCCTCGAGCGCGCCGAGCTCGGGCAACGCCGTGGTCTGGCCGGGCCCGACGACGACGGCGACCGGCGCCGTCACGAGCTCGCTCCCGGGCGGCCAGGGCGTCGACAAGGCAATCCGCGTCGACGCGCTCGTCCGGGCGTGGGCGCCGGCGTCGATCGGCGGCTCGGGCACCGCGCAGCAGGGGCTCGCGCTGTACGAGGCGTCGGGCTCCGAGTCGAACACCTCGGAGGTCTGGCCAGTCGAGCAGGGCGGAGCGGCGCGGCCATCGCTGGTGCTCGAGCTCGAGATCTTCGACTAGCAGGAGGAGGTGGACTAGCCATGCCCGACATCACCGCAACCAGGCCAACCAGCGGGACGCCGATCGAGACGTCGTGGGGCGACGAGGTGCACGACGCGATCGAGGGGATCCAGTACGGGACCGTGACCTGGAACATGGTCGCCGGCGCCCGGAGCGATGCGCCGCCGATCGTGTTCCCACGGCCGTACGCGACGCCCCCGGTCGTGTTCGTCTCGGTCCCCAACGGATTCCAGACCTACGCGGCCGGGATCGCGAGCCAGATCACGACGGCCGGCGTCACGGTCTGCGTGATGACGAACAGTGGCGTGGCGCTGACGGCCGGACCCATCACCGTTGCGTGGCTCGCGATCGGCAAGCCGGCGTAGGTCGTGGATCCACTCGGGCTCGCGATCTGGCTCCTGGTCCGCGGCCGCGTGATCCGCGCGGCCCGCGTCGCCTGGCGCTGGCTCCTGATCCGGCTCGGGATCCGGCGGATCACCCCCGGGCTGAACGGGCCGATCCCCGGCCGGCTCACGATCGTCGAGCCGCTCGGCGACACGGGCGGCGCGTACCGGCCCAAGCACCGCCCCCAGGACCCGGCGAAGGATCCCGACGAGCCGTACGGCGGCGAGAGCTCGGCCCGCGGCCAGGACCACGGCTGGTCGGGCTGCACGATGAGCTCGGGCGCCGACGCCATGGCCTACGGATCCGCCGGCGAGCTCACCCCGTGGGGCGGCCGGCTGCGGCACGCGCAGAGCGACCTCGAGGGCGGGACCGACCTGCAGGACCTCCGGGAGGCGTTCGAGGAGCTCGGCGAGACGCTGACCATCAAGAGCGGCCAGGGCTGGGGCGCCGTCGTCGACGCACACGAGGCCGGCCGGGCGATCGTCATCCAGGGGACGGGCGAGGTCCCGGGCGCCGGCGACTTCGCCGGTGGCCACGCGTGCTGCATCGGGACCGAGACGCACAGCGACGGCCGCTGGCTCTGGGGCGATCCGCTGTGCTCCGACTGGCAGTGGATCCAGCCGGGCGCGATCCGCTCGTGGGCCGAGCGCTGGCAGAGCTCGATCGCGTTCGCGGTCGCGGCCAAGCCGCAGGCGCCGCCGCCCCCCGAGCCGCCACCCCCGCCGGCGCCGCCGCCCGCCCCGTGCTACTCGCGCGAGGACCTCGAGCTTGCGGTCGAGTACTCCGTCGACGCCGCGCTCGTGGCCGCCGGCGACGCGCTCGTGGGCGGCTGGCTCGAGTGGATCCGCGCGCCGCGACCGGCGCCGGTGGACAGTTGGGACCGCGGCTCGTGGGCCGACGCGGAGCTCGAAGTACTCGATGAGATTGAGGGCGACGAGACGGATCCCTGCGCGCCGGGCGAGCCCGCCAGCTGGTCGCGCGGCCGGCTGCCCTTCCCGGTCGAGGACGCGCTGGCGGCGATGCTCGTGCCGGCCACCTGGGACGCGTCCGACTGGCGCGCCGCGGCCTGGCGGGCCTGAGATCTAGAACAGATCTACTTCTCGTTGTCGGCGGGGTCCTCACCGCCAACGGGGTACGTTCGGATCACCCCGAGCTCGCCCGTCCTGGCCAGCCGGAAGTGACGGATCTCCTTGGCCGTGAACAGGCGCCTGCCACCTTCCTTGTAGCCGGTGAGCTCGCCGGCGTGCAACAGGTCGTACAGCCGTGTCTTCTTGATGCCCAGCGTGGCCATCGCCTGGGCGGTGGTCAGGGGCGTGTCTCGATCCTCATAGCGCCGCTCATCAACGGTCGCCGCGACATGGTCCGTCAGGGCCGCGACGAACTCCTCCACGGCGAGATCGAGCCGGCGTTCGCTGTCGCGGCTCACCCGTTGAGGGATGGATTGAGGGATGCCACGCGCGGACTGGTCCCCCCAAAGGGTCGTTTCGTGAGTAGATGGTGAGCCCGCACGGATTCGAACCGTGAACCTAGTGAGTTCAGGAGCCCCCCACGTTGGGGGGCCCGCCCCGTTCGGCGCCGTCCGCCAACGGCCATCATCGGCTGTGCCGTTGAGGGATGATTGAGGGACCCGCCCCTCACCCAGCGAGCACCTGGTCGATCGTCGCCGCGGCTTCGACGGAGGGCTGCGGGTGGCCGTACCGGGCGAGCTCGTGGATCGACCCGTGGCCCATCAGGTAGGCCAGGTGGGAGGCGTTCCGCCCGTGGGCCAGCTGGACCGTCGCGTACGCGTGCCGTAGGTCGTGCCAGCGATAGCTCGTGTACCCGGAGTCGGCCGGCGGCCGGATCCCTTCGCGCTCACACAGGCGCTTCCAGTGGTGCAGGAGGTTGCGGGCGTTCATCGCGCGACCGTCCCGCGTGGAGCAGACGAAGGTCCCGCGCACGCCCTGGGCATCGAGAGCCTCAGCAACGACCGCCGGGATTGGCAGGTCACGTCGTCCCGCGCGGGTCTTCGTCGGGCCGAGGTGCTGGGTGCCCTGCCGCAGCGAACCCCGGACCCTGAGGATCCCGGCCTCGCGATCGACGTCGACCCAGCGAAGCCCTAGCACCTCGCCCTGACGCATCCCGGTGCCGACGGCGAGCGCATATGCCATTCGATACGGGTGGTCCCGGGTCGCGCGAATGATCCGCCTGAGTTCCACCTCGGACGGCGGGACGATCGGCTCGTCGTCGTCGCTCGAGGCTCGCGGGCGGTCGGCCAGCGCGGCGACGTTCCGAGCGATCAGCCCCTCCGCAACCGCGTCAGCCAGGGCGTGGCTCAGCAGCTTGTGGGCCTGCGTCACGGTGGCTCGGGACAGGGTCCCGGGCCCCCGTTGCGACGGCCGCTTGCGAAGCCGGACCATCGCGGCACTGACATCACGAATCTGCAGCTCAGCCAAGGACAGTCGCCCGAGCTCGGGCGTCAGGTAGAGGCGCACCACGTTCTCGTACACCGAGAGGGTCCCCGGGCGGACCTCGCGTGTCTCCAGCCACGTGTCGAGGTAGGTGGCGATCGTGAGACGCCGGCCGGCGACCGCCGGCGTGCCGATGTCGCGCGCAGCCGTGAGGCGCCGTAGCTCGGCGAGGGCCCCCTGCTCGCCGAGCTCGAGGGGGACCGACCTCGAGTGCTGGCCGAGGTCATCGCGCCATCGGATCTCGTAACTCGAGCCCTTGGCCCTGATCGATCCGTCGCCGTAGCGACCCCTGGCTGCCATCGGAACCCTCTAACGGTTTGAGGGATCGGGACTCGTTCGGTTCCGTCCGCTCTAGTTCGCCGATGGTAGCACGAGGCGTCCCAGATAGTTCGCAACAGCCCGTAATGGTTTGCAGGGTCCGGCCGGGGGGCCTATGGTTGCGGACCCCCCGCGGGTCTGGAGCATGGCCACGCGGGACGCAGCCCGAAGGCGGGACGTATCGATGGTGAAGATGGCCGAGGCCCGACGGGCGATCCGGGTCGAGGAACGCCTGCTTATCAAGCCGGAGGAGGGCGCCGCGATGCTGGGCATCGGGCGGACCAGCTTCTACGCGAAGCTCGATGTGGAGATCCCGCGGATCCGCATCGGCCGCAGCGTCCTCGTCGACCCCGACGACGTGCGCGCCTACCGCGACCGCCTGTCCTCTCGCGGCCGCCCCTCCGCCGAGGCCGGTGACGCTCCGGGGGAACCTGGGACCAGCAGACCGCGGTCGTCCACCGCCGCCCGGTCGTCCTCTCGAGTGCGACCCCGGCGCTGATGGCGCCTGCGGGTGGAACGTCTGTGGACAAGGCGACTGATCCTGTGGACCAACGAGGCCACATTGTGGAAACGGCGAATCGAGGCCCGGCACTGGGCGGCCCGGCACGGACCGGCGCGGATTCTCGCGATTTGACCACTACCGTAGGCTCGGGGGAGGCCCGTCCTCCTAGCTCACAGGGGCCGACCCCCGAGCCTACTGACGCGGAGCGACTGGCCGTCGAGCAGGCCCGCGTCCGGGCGGGATATCCACCGTCCGGGACCCCGTCGCGCTTCCTCGAGGACGTGACCTGGTCGTGCCACGTCTGCGGGCGCGCCCGCCCCGATGCCCGGATCGCGGTGTTCAGCCGCGACGTCGCCGCACCCGCCCTCCCTGCCGGCACCGTCCGGGTCAACGTCCGGTTCTGTGCCGACGAGCTCGCCTGTCGCAACGGTGTCACCGCGGTCGCCGACCGCTGGGCCCGGGCCTTCGAGGCACACCGGCTCGACGCGTACGAGTCGGTGCTTGACCGGTGAAGCATCAGCGCCGGCCCGCCCGCGCGGACCACGAGCAGCACGCCCACATCGACCAGGTCCGGGTCGAGCTCGTGGGCTCGTCGGACCGCACCGAGCTCGCCGTGACCCTCACGGTCCCGACGGGTCGCCTGATCATGCTGCCCGAGGAGGCGCGCGACCTCGCCCGGACGCTCCTCGACGCCGTCCATGACGCCGGCCGCGTCCGGTCCGGCCAGCCGGTGCCCGGCTTCGACCCGGCGCCGCGCCAGGCCCGTCCGTCGTGATCCCGCTGTACGTCGTCGACCTCGGGCGCCAGCTGCGCGCCCACCAGGCCGAATCTCGCCGGCGGCGCCGGGACGCCCTGCGGCACGTCCTCGAGGTCGCCGCGGCCGTCCTCTCCCTTGCGGCCGCGGCGGCCGCCATCGCCGGAGGTCCCAGGTGGTAGAGAAGTCCGAGCGAGCGATCCTCGTCCGCCGGCTCGAGGCCCTCGAGCGACCGCGCGCGGCCGCCGGCCGCGAGTCCGCGTGGATCGACGGCACCTGGCACAGCGCGCGCCGCGGCGCGTCGTCGACGGCCTGCGGGCGAGACGCTCGCCTGGCCAACGACCTG